GGACTTCGCTCAATGAGGGTGAGATATGGGGCGCTTCAAGAACATCGTCCTAGACTGGGCAAGTGACGGGCCACGCGTGGCCTTTGCTCATTTATTGGCTCCAGAAACCCGCTCGCAAGAGATCAAGACAACGTCTTCTATGCAGTACGGCGTTGAGAAGTGGACGGACTGGAACACGAAGAAGGCCGTGCTAGAGGGATATGAGTCTCACTGGCTCGTGTATCGGCTCACATCGTTCAGGGCTAACGCAGTACGCTCAGCAATCCTAGTCGCTAAGGACATCAATACAGGCGATCCAGTACCAGATACGCATCCTGCTGCTAAGATGATTGCCAATCCTAACCCGCGCATCTCGATGAACGAACTAGAGTTCAGGGCAGAGTTGTTCCTGTGCATGGCTGGCGACGCTTACTGGTATGTCAACAAGGTAGGCGACAGCATCCGGCTAGATCCTCTGAGATCGGATAGGGTGTCGATTAAAGCCTACCGCGATAAGCTAGTCTACTTCTACACGCTACCGAACGAAGATCCCGTACCATTCGATGAAGAAGAGATTGTTCATATCAAGAACTATTCGCCGTCGGATGATCTATTCGGGATGCCGGTGCTAAGAGCGAACGCTCGACTGGTTGACACTGGCAACGCATACACTGACTTCAACTACAACGCGATGAAGAATGGCATGTGGCCGAGCGGTGTGCTTGCAACTGAGAAGCTAGAGACAGAGCAGTACAACCGTCTCATGAAGCAGATCAAAGATACGAAGGAAGGCCCGGCGAACGCTCGACGCTTGCTAGTCATTGAGGATGGCAAGTCGTGGACGCCTACAACGCCGACGCCGCAAGACATGGACTTCATGGGCGGCACGAACCTCACGAACCAGGAGCTATGCGCTGGCTTCGGCGTATCGTCTGAGGCTATCGGGCTAGTGCCTGCGAAGTATGAGAACGCACGAGCGATGAAGCGAGCAGCTTGGGAAGACACGATTATCCCTGAGCTGAATCTGCTCAAAGGTGCGTTGAATATCCAGCTCGCCAACAGACACTTCGACGGCATCTACTTCGACTACGATCTATCCAACTCTCTTCCGATGGTTGAAGCTCGGAGAGAGAACGCCGAAGAAGGTAAGAAATACTTCGACATGGGCATCTCAACGAAGGCAATCAACGAGCTACTAGGATTTGGCTTCGATGAGGCTGACTGCCCAGATGAAGGGTATATATCTGTCAAACTACTTCCAGTTGGCACTACGCGAGAAACTGACGGCGAGAGACATATCCGCGCTACTGACAGTGTGAGAGATGCCGCCTACCGCTCAGTGGATCGTAAGCGCCAAGGATGGGAGCGTGGAGTGGCAGACAAGATCAGCTCTCTGTTTACGGTGGAGTCGTCAGCGGTGGTCAAAGCTGTCACAAATGGACGGAAAGATACCGACTCGGCTATTGAATCGCAGCGCGGCGCGTGGATAAAGACACTCACCGCCGTATACAGAGCAGTTATTGAGGACTTCGGCCAGGAGACGTATGACGAACTGACGAAGAGAACTATCAGCGTACTCGAGTCACGCGACTACGATCCGTGGGATGACGAGATTCAGAAGTACGTGAATGCACAAGTCGCCTCTCAGATCGACTACATCCAAGAGACGACGAAGAAGAAGATACGCGCTATCGTGCTTGAAGGTATCAAGGACGGAAGCAGCAACGTACAGATAGCCAAGAGCATCAGGGGCGTCTACAACGGATGGGAAGCTGGCACAGAGGTATACAGGGCAATGATGATAGCACGTACTGAGGTTCACCAAGCGTCAGGCACAGCGATGCACAACGGAGCTAAGCAGTCAGGCGTGGCCAAAGAGAAGGCATGGAGCAACGCTGGCGACAATCGAGTCAGAGATGCGCACCTAGACAACGGAGCGCAGAACTTCATACCGTTTGATGACGTGTTCCAAGACGGTGCTGACTATGCCGGTGACGGTACAGACGATGTTAACTGTAGGTGCGCAATGCTCTACAGGAGCGGACGATGAACTATCTGAACCTGCAAGTCGCGAAGAAGAAGGCCAGACGCCAGGCGCAGCACATCGATGACCTTGGGGTCATGGGCGAGGCATGGTGTGTTGGGTCTGAATACGAGAAGAAGCTACGGCGTACCCGCGTACCTTGCTCGTGCTATATGTGCGGCAATCCTCGTAGACATTGGAAAGGTAAAGACAGGCTGACGCTTGCTGATAAACGACAGAACGATATAGCGCGGATTCAAATCGACAGCGCACTAGGACAGGCGGGATAGATGAATCACAGCGAAGCAGAGCAGATAAAGACGTGGCGATGCGGAACTGATGGGAGCGCGTGCTGCTCGTGGCGAACTATCGCTAAAAAGGCATCTGAGTTGTGGCCCGAGAAGGATATATGTTCTGGGAATCAACTCTTCGGGATGAAGCTATGCGAAGAGGCGAGCGCGATTCTTGGCGAGGACATAGACAAATAGGAGTAGGTGATAGATATGGCTGACACAGTAATTACAGCGACGATGACACATCCCGGCCCGACTGGGTTGCGGGATTCGATGGCGCCTGCTCTTGTGACTGGGACGTATGAGGCGAACGATACCGACTACCATGCGATGATCTTCAACACGATGGGCAAGCGATACATCACGTACTGCGTAGACAATCCATCTGACAAAGACGTGACGGTGACGATCTACGGCGCGCCTGCTATCACATCCGCTGTAGGAGATCCTGGCGTCTTCCTTATCGGAACATCGGTTACGTCTTCGGCGACAAGCTACGAGGAGGCAACGACTGATGAGGGTGCGATGTTCTTCATCATACGATGCACGTCTGCGGTGGCCTCTGCGACTGGTACTACTGTCACAGTGCACGCGCACTTAATGCAGTAGGCGAAGGATTCTTAGCAGCAGCATAGGGAGAAATATGACACAGCCAGAACGAGCATTCGAGGTAAGGGTCGCGGAGGACGATGGCGAGCCAGGGCGAATCGAAGGACTTGCCTCTGTGTTCGGTGTGGAAGATTCTCACGAAACCATATTCGACGCGAGAGCATTTAAGAAGACGCTCAAGGAACGCAAGGGCAGAGCGCCGATGGTGTGGATGCACGATGCCGCTACGCCGATTGGACTCGCTACGCTAGAAGAAGATGAGGATGGGCTACGCTTCGTTGGGCAGCTTGATCTAGACGTACAGCGTGGCGCTGAGGTATACAGCGGGATTAAGAAGGGCTACATCACACAGATGAGCCATTCCTTCCAAGGTATCAAGAGCAAGATGGTGAAGGGCGAGGACGGTAGAGAAGTCCTTCACTATACCGAAGTCAAGTTATATGAGATCTCGCCGGTGACAGCGAACTTCGCATCCAATGAGAAGGCTGTTATCACGGGAGTGAGAATTGAAGAGCCACAGGAAGAGCCGATGCTCATTCCCGATGGCATACGATCGCAGATGGATCGGATCGACGCACTCCTTGAGCCGTCCAACGACACTCGAACGGAGCCGCATGGCAAGCCGGGCAACCACTTGCAAGGTATCCAGACGCAGGTTGACAGGATCGCAAAACTTAGGAGTGTGTAGCATGGCAGAGAAAGACGAGAGAACAGATCAGGAGAAAGCACTTGAGCGCGTAGAGGTACAACTCAAGGGTGTGGCCGACGTGCTTGAAGGCGTACCTGAGACAGTGAAAGAGGAAGTCGAGCGGCGCGTCCAAGAGATCACCGGCGACGCGAAGGGCCAGCGCGAAGAGATGGAGGAGAAGTTGACTGCTGTAGAAGAGCGGCTAACCGCTGCGATCCAAGAACAGCAAGCGCCTGAGAATGGCAACAACGAAGAGCGCGAGGAAGACTACGGCTATGGCAACGAAGCCGGTGGCTTTGACGACATGGTAGCTGAGGTACGCGCAGCCGGACAAGGCATGGGCATTCCTGAGCGATTGAGCAAGATGCACAAGGGCGAGGTTGAACGACGTAGCCTTGACACGCTGACAGGAACAGGCGGCGGCTTCTGGATGCGCCCTCAGTTCTCAGATCAGCTATTGCAGATTCCAGAGAACTCGCAGTTCTTGTCTTCGCTTATCCGCGAGCTCCCTCCGACGGATCCGCCGAATGCTGAGTTTACGTTCAACGCATTCGATCAGTCTGGCTCGAAGGGTGTATACGGTGGCGTGGCTGTCTATTCGTCCAAGGAATTGGCCGACGTGACTGAGACGAACACACCGACGATCATGCAGGTGAGCTTCAAGCCTGAGAAGACTGGCGTATTCTGGTCCGTATCTGAAGAGGCTTCGGCGAACATCCCGCAGATGGGATCAATGATGCAGCCTCTCGTTAATGGCGCCATCATGTCATATCGTGACGACAAGATTCAAACGGGGACAGGCGCAGGCGAGTTCAAGGGATTCGCTTCCAGCCCTGCTATGATCTCCATTGCACGTAGCGTAGCCTCTCAGGTGAACTACGTCGATCTAGTCAACATGATCGCACGCATGATGTCTAATGGCGGAGGGAGCTTCGTCTGGGTATGCCAGCGAGTCTCGATGCTTCCTCAGCTTGCGACGCTTACCGATGGTGCTGGGCAGCTCATCTACACACGAGATGCCAACAGCGCGATCCCTACGACTTCACTGATGGGGATGCCAATCTTCTTCAACGAGATTAGCCCGACGCTTGGTACTCAGGGTGACTTGCGATTGCTGAACTTGGACTACTACATGAGGAAGCCTGGAATGGGTGCAACGCTCAAGAGCGATAACACCTATGGCAACTTCAAGTCTGGCGAAGAGACGCTGCGAGTGGTGTACTACGACGATGCGAAAC